CGCTCATCTCTTCGAAGGATAGGTGCCAGCTTGTCATCGCCGCTCCGGGATCGGCCAGTTTCACCTGATAACCCTGGCAGCTTTGATTCACCACCGTCCGTGCCGAACGTTGCCGAGTGATCGGAAATTGGCCGGCCGCCCCCGACGAGAGTTGTGGAAAGTAAATCATTTTAGACCCTGTTTTCGCATACAATCACCGAAGTCTTGCCCCGCATTTCACCCTGGAGTTGAAAACCGAATGTGTCTGCGCTTAGGCTACAGTTCGGATAGACCGTGCCATCCCATGGATCGGTGAACGAAAAACTGCCGAACTTGCCCTGATTCGACACGAAGAATTGGTCCAATGCAGCCAACTCGGATTCGTCCAGCAAGTCAAGTTGGATTGTCCAGCGATGCAGTACCGTAGGATTATCCCGAAACCGCTGCTCGGTCCCGTCCAGAAAGCGGATCGCATCGGTGTTGAACTGCAGCGTCTTCTTCGCCGGATATTGCAGTACGGCGCCGGTCTTGAGCGTTGGAAACATGGCTGTCAGAGATTCGTCACCACGTCATTGATGGAGTTCATGTTTAGCATCGCCTGCCGGACCGCCTGGGCGATATCGTCGCTATGATCGAGGAATGACTGGCTGTCCATCGCTTGTACCTGTACGGTGATCTGCTGTGGCGCGTTTGACCCGCCGCTTCCAACGGATCGCGGTAAACCGTTCTCGCCCCAGACGACGTCTTGATTATTGGTGGTTGATTCCAGGTTCAAAGATGGCGGCAGCGAAAATGGCTCAAGCGGTGCGGGCTGTTGAGAGTCTCCCCCGCCAAATAAGCTCGAAAACAGAGATACGATCGGCATTAGACTGAGCCCGCCGCCAAGAATCTGGCTAACATTACCCATCACATCCGATACCGAGCTGCCGGTACTGGAACTCTTCGCCTGACTATTCTGCGCCAGCGCCTCAGTGTTAGCGGCCGTCGCCTGAGCCTGGGAGTCGATCACCTGGGTAGCTTGTCCCAGCGCATCGATCAGGCCCTGCTCGGCAACTCCCGATTGCCCGCTCGCCTGGCTTCCAGAGACTTGAGTGAAGGTGCTAAGAATCGTTTGTTGCGACGTACTAGACATTTCTTCTCCTGGTCGAAGGACCGCCCGCTCGGTTTCCCTCATTGACGCTGCCATCCAGTTTCGCCACCTCGTGCTCCAAAATCACAAAGGCCTCCACCTCGCGCGCCCCCAGGCTTTCAATTCCCTTTTCCCCTAACTTGCGCCGCACCAGATACTCCTCCAGCCATGCCATGCTTTGCGCCGTGATATACGACTTAGGACACACTGTCGTCGCTGCGTCGTTCCTCGCCCATACCACCCGTTCGGGAGTTTCCAAAGCCTTGGGTATCCAACCGCACCGGCGCCTCTGCTCCAGACCGGCCTTTCGGCAACTCGCGCACTCCCAGCCGGCCTGGCGGGAAAATTGAAAATGAAGTGCGACGATTAGTTTTTTCTTTCGGATTCCGACAACCCGCATTCTTGCTTGATCGCCGCCAGCGCCTCTCGGAACAGATCTTCAGGCCCGCTCGCGGCCAACAATTGGGGCGTTGCCGCCTGCCCATCCAACTCCAGCCCCGTAACTTCCTTCAGACCCCAAAGCAGATAAATCCGGTCGATCTCCGCGGCCAGCAGCGCGGCTTCCATCTTTTCGTTGGGGCTCTCGCCCGCCTCGGCGAACTCCTTCCGCGCCGCCAGCTCCCGGATACGGCGGGTAAGTTCAACCCGGCGGCCGAAGGACATCTTTGCAATCGTATAACTCACACCAGCCCTGACGGCGGAGTCTATGGTTTCAAAACTCGTATATTCCATCTAGCACCAACCTATCCGAACGCCACCACCATCTCGTTGTTTGCCGTCCCCTGTGCCCGCGATCCCTGGAATTTCCATTGCAGTCGGTTATCGCTATCGTCGAATTCAGGCACCACAGGCACCACGCTCATCAAGTAGACACCCATGGCTTGCCCGGTTTGCTGGCCCAATTGAAACATGACACTGGCCGGCGACTGCTGCCGCGCCGCTTGGTACAGTCCTTGTGTCGCCGCATCGTCCATTTCATATAGGTTGAAGGCCGCCGTTACTGACCGCGGTCCCGGTGCAATGGCTAGCGGTAAATTACTCCCGAATTCCTTGGCTCTCATGTCCAGGCCGTTGTCCAATTGGAACGTCCCGCTCGTGATGGTGTAGAACTGGCTCGGCGAGCTGCCCAGCCATGCTTCTCCCATATTTCCCGGCACGATAGAGTAGTCGAAGGCGCCCAGCATAGGTTCCGCGGGGAACTTACTCAGTTGTCCCATTCCTGCCGCGAAGCTGCCGCTGTCGATCAAATCCTGCGCCATTCCCTCGAACTCGAACTGATGAAAGTCCCCATTCACGGTCACTGTCATCCGGTTTACCGCGGCCCCGCAAAGAATGCGCTGGAGAGCCGTGCTCGGATCCCAATAATCGAAAATGCTGACGCTTGGCAGTTCTGTCGCCGGAAAATAGGAAATGCACGGACCAATCTCGGTTCCCGCGGACGGAGCGCTCGAAAACGGAGCGTTCACTTGCACCGCCGTCGCGCTCACAATTGCCGTGACAAATCGGATCTCGCCGTTGCATGACACGCCTTGGCCCGCCGCTAGACCGTGTGCCCCGGCGAAGACCAGCAATGTCCCACTCGAACCCGCCGCTACCGTGCCCCCTGCATACCAGGCCGGCGTAGCGCCCATGCTCGCCTGAAACAACGGCCCGTAGGCTGGGCCCGATCCCTGTCCGTTCCAACTCGTCATGTAAGTGGTCAAGTCGAAACTGGTCGTGCGCCGCAATCCCGCCGGTATTCCCACGAATGTCCGGCTCCCTGTCTTGTCGCGGCGGTCGGCCTTCTCCAACGCATTCTTGGCCGTCAGCTTTACCGCCGGAAAGCGATTCTGCGCCGCGATCGCCGGCGTCTGTCCGTAGCTGCCTTCCAAGCCCGTGTAGAACCGGTTGGCATTGGATGAAATGTATGAAGCCATATCTTAATCGCTCACTCCTACATCGAAAGTGACTTTCCCTATCTGGATGAAATTCTGTCCGCCGTGCTTCACCGGCCCCAAGACCGCTTCATAGCATCCCGCGAAGTACATCCCTTCGCCCCAGTTTCCCCGGTTCTGATCCAGCACCTGGGTCACCGCGTCGACATACGTTTGCAGTTGACCCTCGATGCCGTCCAGTCTGTCTTGTGAAACTCGCACCTCAATCGTCATCACTGCTTTTCCCGAGAAATTCCGGAACTTCTCCTTCAGTTGATTGACGATCTTCTCGCAGTACACGTTCACCGAGGGATAACGAACATCGGTGCTCCTCTCTGCAAGCTCAATCGGAACGTTCTGTCCCGCGATTTGATTCTGCCCCATTGGCGGCAGAGTCAGCGCTTCCGCCTGAGCCAACGTCGATATACAGGCGTTAAGTCCCTGAGGTGCGGCGAGCAGTGTGACTATCTGCGCTGTGACCGTGCTGCCTACCCATGCCATGTCAGCCTCTCTGAATAACTCGCGGCAACGCCCGAAGATAATCGGGCGCTTGACCGCTTCCTGGCCCCGCCCCCAGCGTAGTTGCCGGTCCCGCCTGGACCCAGACTTGATCCAGCGCCATCGGCGACGTGTTCTGCAGTGCCAAAGACAGTGCCGATGGCCCTACGTAAACGTTCCACCCTGTGGCATTAGCCGGTTGATTGACCGGCTGAGCGACTAATACATTCCCTGCCGCAACATTGAGCGTGTTCGGATTACTCGGCTGTCCCTCCTCGCCTTCTGCGTTCAGCCACGACACGCTCGCACAATAGGTCGACGCCGGCTGACCGCCCGGTATCGACGTCAGTTGCGGCGGGACCGCCTGCGGAATCGGATCGGCCACAATCCCGATTCCGGTCTGCATCAGCTTATCCATCGCCCACTTCATCAACTGCTGAAATTGGTCCCGCTTTCCCTTATACCGGTCGTTCAGTTGATTGAAGTACGCATCCTGGTACACCAGCACCAGAGTCTGGAACACATGCCAAAGCTGCAGCGGCGGCGTCACCACGATGTTATTCAACTGTGGGTCCGGTTGCAGCCAGAACTGCCAATCGTATGTGTTGCTGCGCTGCAATAGCGTCGTCAGTTCGATCCCCAGATTCTGCTGCGCCAGCGTCAGCTTCTGACTGAGATCGATGTTCTCTGCCTGCGCCGTAGCCAGCACCGAAGAGTCTTGCCCCATCAGATTCTGGATCGTCGATATTCCGTCCGTGAATAGCGCCATGTTTGCGGCCGCCTACTCTTTCGCTTGTTGCCCGCCGACCTTCAACCTGCGTAGCTCGTTGGGCGAGACCACCGTGAATTGCATCCGCGAGGCCGCCGCGAGCTGGTCCGCTTGACGCTTCGCTTCCACTTTCTGCTCTTGGAACTCGCTCGCCTCCTCGACGGTCGCCAGCCGCGCGGCGCCCTCCACGATCATTCTGGCCGCGATTCGCCGCGGAACTTCGGTGCGAACTCCTTCCCGGCCGCCGTCCGGAGTCTCTAGGCTCACCAGCACGACCGAAGGATCTCGTAAGCTCTCCTCCATCGCCCGAATCTTTTTGTAATAAACTTGTAGGTCCATGCTTGCCTCTTGTGGGGCCGGGTGCTGACCGGCCCCCTGATTAGTTATTTGTTTCGCGTCCCTTGCGCCCGGCTAGGCGTTCACCTGAACGCCGAAGTTGTTCCGGATCACCGCGCAACCGTACAGAACGTCCACAGTGAATTGCTGGGCCAATGTATTCGGCTGGTAGCTCATCACCACGCGCATCCCGAAGTTCCCCATCTCCGCGTAGTGCGCCACCGCGCCGGTACCGTATAGCGGCTGCGGCAATCGGCGGATCACCAAGCCGATCGCGGGCTTCGTAAAGGCGATGTTGTGGGTCGTCAACGGAGAACTGCCCGTCGTCGCCACATACTGTGACCGCATGACGAAGAAGTCCTTGATCTTTCCGACCGTGCCGTCGATCAAAGCCCGCAGCCCAGCCTCGCCGGCCGTTTGAAATTCGCTGAAGCGCTCGATCTGCCGTAACTGCGAGTATGTCGCGGCGTCCACTATCAGGTACTTCGGTTCGGACGGCGGCACCTTCGCCGTGAATAGTGCACTCTCCGCCTGATCGATTACCGCTTCCACCAACGGCGTACCCGGCGTGCCCACCGGGGTGTTCGCCGTAAACCCCGCGAACAGGTTTAAGAGGCTGGTCTCGATGCTTTCGGCTATCGCTACCACCGCCGGATGCATGTAGACCTGCAGCAGGTCCGGAACTGCCAGCACCTTGGTCACATCCGGAATCTGGAAAGTCGCTTCGGCGTGCGTGTTCAATACGATTTGCGCATTTCCCAAATTTGGGTTCTGCGGCTGAACTTGTCCGCCTTCCGCTATGTTGTTGGCTACCAGCACCGGAGGAATTGGGATATTCACCGTATCCCCCGCCTGCGCCAGTACGGGTTCATAATCGCGGTTGACCAGGTTACCCATCACCATGTTCCCGACCAAGGCGGGTAAAGCGTCCGCCGCAACCAGCTTCACGATCGCGCTGGCCACATTAGCTGAGGTTATTGTTGACATTCATTCTCCTAAGTTGACTAAGCTCTGTTTCTTGTCCGTTGAAAATCGCAGTTACTGGCCCGCCCGGCCTAAATGCCGCGCAGGTTTTGCGAAGCGACCCGCAGAATCTCTTTCCGCACGCGCTCCATTTGTTCCGAACTCATTCCCGGCCGGATCCCCTCAATGTCGACACTCTCCGTGCTTTCCCGCGGAGCCTTGTGCGCCGCCGTAATCCCCGATCCGCCGGAGATCCGCGCCGGCAAGAACTCTGGATTCTCGCTCACGAAGCTGCTCAAATATTCCTTGAGCGGCACTTCGCCTTCATCGCTGTGCGCCAACAGCCGCCCGTCTTCCGTGCGGAATACGCCGTCGTGTACCGCCCGGTATGCCAGGTCGACCTTTGCCACCCCGAGCCGCTGTAGCTCCGCCCGGATAGCCGCGCCTCTCTCCGCCTGCTCCGCCGCCTGCCGGCTGCGCTTGCTCTCTTCTTCCACTTCGCTCAGCCGCCGTTCCAGTTGCTCGCGGCGTTTGCGCTCCTCTACAAGCTCTGTCTTGTAGGCCGGCTCGCTCTTGGCCTGTTGCTCTTGTAAGAATTCCTGAATCGCTTGCTTCACAATCGT